AAAGAGTCAGAGCAATCATCATATACATGAATTGTGGAGTCTCATACACTCCACCAGAACTACGGTCCTGAACGAGATACTTATCTACTACCTGACGTAGACCCGCATAGGTAAACAGAAAATCACGATCGTGGTCGATAAAGGAATCTGCACGGGCAATATCTTCCAAAGAATACTTATTGTAGACATCCGAATCATAAACTTCAGCAGACACACAATCGACAATGTGCTGCTCAAGAGCAGGAAGATCTTTCATCTTCCCATAAAGTTGCTTTCGAACTGCAAACAAAAGAAGTCTAGCAGCAACATATTGGTAGTTTGGATGATCAAGATCAATCAAATCCGAAGCACTACGAATGAGGATCTCTTGAATCTCTGCAGTAGTAATGCCATCATAAAATTGAATACCTGAAGTCATCTCAACTTGACTCGCAGAGACTCCTGCAAGACCCTTACATGCCTCTTCAACCATCACATGCATCTTATCAAGATCAATGTTCTCAATAGATCCATTTCTCTTTTGAACCTTTAAACCGTTGCTCATATTTTTTTCCAGGTGGTAAATTTGAGTTTTGCTTCTAAACCAGAGTAAGTGTTTGATTCTATCATAGATTGAATATCAAGTCCAGATAGAACCATATCATTAATGTCTTTTTCAACTACTGAGTTTGGGTAAATGACGACGGACTCTCCACTCTCAATTTTAGACTGGATTCGTCTGACGATTTCCGAATTACGTGGTTCGTTATCGTATATCCAAACCCGATTGCGAATACCCCACTTAGCAATATCACCATCAGCTCCACAAAGAGCAATTGAGTTGAGAATGAAAGTTGAATCAAAGGGTCCTTCTGTGATGTAGACAGTTTTAGTTTTTTGTATTTCATCAAGACCATAGATTTTTGGTGCATCATCAGTAAGCATCACAGTAATGTATTTAATCTTGCTTGGACCAAGTGCTCTACCCTGAAATCCGACTAAATTATCTTGATAAAACAAAGGTATAATAATCCTTGGTTCATCTTTAGCAGTGGAGTCGAATGTAGGTTTTAAAGAGTTAGTCCACTCCTTAAATTTTTCAGTGTAATAGAATTTATGTGGGTTTAGTTTCCTCCTTTCTAAATATGCTTTCGCATCAGGATTATCTGATGCTTTAAGCAAATCTAACTTTGGTTTAAACTTTGGTGTCTCGAACTTAAACTCTGGTTCATCAACAACAAAGTTTTTTCCAGTATTACCTTGCTTAAATTTCTCAAAAGTATATTGCTTATGAGTATTAAGATCTACTTGTTTTAGAAAGTTGTTGAAAGATATGTTTAGTCCACAGTTATGACACTTAAAGTTTGTATTATTTTTTACTTGATATAGGTATCCTCTGGATTTATTTTTATTCTTTTGAGAGTCTCCACAGATTGGACAACGAAAATTATAAAGATTATTTTTTATTTTCTTAAATTTTTGAAGTCGTGAAGAAATCAAATTGATGTACTTAACATCAACAAAATCCATAATAAATCCTTGACGTTGAATTGATTCTAGGTGAATTATCTTTGCTTGTCAAGGCAGCATGAGGTCATTATTGCCGTCCACTTAATGACCGAATTTGTAATCTTGTGTAGAGAATATAACGATGGTTTCTTTTTAGGTTTCATGGCATCAAGTGCCAACACTCGACTATTTATTTTGTACTTGAACTTGTTGAGAATCTGGTGTTAAAAGATCCACAACCACATGAGATTGAGAAAGACCAAAAGAAACTACAGCAAAAACTCCAACGATTATCCAACGAAACTTTATAACTTCTTCTAATTTATTTTCTACTTTTTCAATTCTTTCTGTTACTGCATCATGCTGATCTTTATTTTCTAATTTCAATTCTTCAATTAATCTGCCAATATAATCATCTGCTTTGTGACACTGATCAATCTTTTCTTCATGTACAGCAAGCATTTTACTTATATTTTGACTTGTCTTACCCATGATTTGAATAGCTTCATCAATTTTTCTCAACATAATTTCATAAGAAGAAAGCCTTTCCTCTAAAACAGCAATTTTAGTGTCTGCAGAAGTATTGGAATTAAACATCTCTTTTGTGAGTTATTATTTCTTGTACTACTGAAACAAATAACTCAAGTAGTTTATTATTATTTATTATTTTGAATTCATCCACCTTTTACGAGAACCTGGAGGAAGTTTAATATAAGGACCTTTTCTTTTTTTTAGTCCCATGACAGGATCAAATCCAGCAGCTGGACCTTTAGGATCTGCCGAACCACTAAAACCACCCGAACCACCAGGAGCATTTGCAACCATTTGCTCCCTTATCATTTGAATTATTCTGTCAAGTCTATTCATTTGCCTTAAAAATCTTCTGAAGTTCTTTTAAACAATTCAAATCAACAGGGATATCGTGAAGATAACATTTAGGATATTCTGGTATCTTATTCAAGAACAATATGAATGTTTTCATCGTAGACCATAATTCCTTTTCAATCTTAAAAAACAACATTGGTGTTGCTGCTTCACCAAAGATATTATAAAGAACGATAAAATGATTGATCAAAAGGGGAACCTTAAGTTCCCCCGTATTCTTATATCGTTTCAAAAGTCTTTTAATATACTTAAAATGATTTAAGTCTTTATCAAAGTCTTCTTTCGTGACTGCCTGGGGATTCTCATAATTTTTAATAGCAAAGAGAAGAAAATTATCTTCGTTCAGTTCATTAAAGATCATACATTATCAGGCAACGGTTGGATCCTGATCATAAATTGGGAGATTGCCTGTAGTAATTCCAGACATCGCAACAAGAGTTTCAGTCTTAACTCTCAGTGCTCCAGTGTTATCGAGGTATGTTGTAACTCCAACCCATCCTTGATGAGTGAGAGCATATGAAGTTCCTTGTGCGGCAGCAATTCCAGCATCAGCAACTCCATAAATGTGTGGCTCATAATTTGTATTGATTTCAGACCAACGAGAATCTAAAACAGTATACTTTGGCAGTTCACTAACATAGAAAGTTGTGGCAGCAATAGCAGCACCACTAAGACCCATTGTTGATGCGATAGAAAGTTGAGTCGTGCTCGCAATACCAACGACCACAGCATTTCCAATTTCACCTCTTGGACCGAAACGAATTACATCTCCAGTTGCAGCTGCTCCCACTTGACCAAATGTAGTTCCAGAACCAGTTACAATAAGGGTGCTGTAATCAAGTGATACTGTACCACCGGACCCCTTTGCATCATTATTTCCCCAGAGTGCCATGTGTCTTTCCGTAAAAAAATATTCTAACAATATTTATAAAAAAGAAGACCCCCATTACTGGGAGTCTGATTAAGATTTATTTTACATAAATCTCAAGGAGTAGGATCTACTGCTCCCTTCTTTTTAAGGTGTTGCTGTACTTGAAGAAGAACAAAGGAAACAAGTCCATTCGACTTCAACTTATTATTGGCACCCATAAACTCAGAAAGAATGAGAAGAATGGTAGCAATAGCAGCTTCATTTGCCTTAGCCCATGCCAAGATAACTGCGAGAGACATAATAACCTCCGATAGTGGTCCTGAGTTATTTAGAAAAACCTCTTCTCAATAAACTCCTTTCCTTGCTGCCTGAAGTCTAGTAGTTAAGTCTCTCACTTTCTGCATCTGAATTTTTTGTCTTTGTTGTTCCATTTTCTTATCACCAGTTGGTTCAATATGATCATCTACTTGTTCTTCAACTTTTTTAGGAAGACCTTCATGCTTTGTTTTAGCAAAATCTCTTGCAGATTTCTTACTCATACCTGCTGCTGCTTTTGCAACTGCTGCTGAAGGTGCTTCCATCTCACCTTTCTTTACAGCATAAACCATTCCCATGAACTTTTGCTGTTGCTGACTAAGTGCCTTTTCATCAAGAACTGCTTCGCCCATTGCTTTCTGCTTACGAAGTTTCTTTGGATTCTTAGTCTTGTCTGCGGAGAAGGCATCATCATTCTCATTATCAGGATCTACAGCACTACGGTGTCTTGTACGTCTTTCTTCATCATCCATATTTGCACGACTTCTCTTTGCTTCATCTGGAGAATACCTTCTACCACTGTTATACCATTCCTTGCCCACATGACCTCTCTTCACAGCATCAGCACGAGTAGCAGATGCTTTTGCTTTTTTACGATTTGCCTTAAAGTCCTTCATCGTCATTCCTTCTTCAATTTCAAATTCTTCACTTCTAATAGAAGCAAGAAGATTATCTAAGTTAGACTTTTTCTTCTTTGATACAACTTTAGTTGTTTTTGTGGTTGCCTTTGGTTTTGCTTTTGGTTTTGCTTTTGGTGGAGTTGTTGCACTTCCCTCCCAAGGATCAGATGGTTTTTCTGTCTTTGGTTTTGGTTTTGGTTTTTGAGGAACTGTTGCACTACCCTTCCAAGGATCAGAAGGTTTTTCTGCTTTCTTTTTAGTTGGAGCAGAATAAGAACCACTACTTACTTTTTCTTTAGTTCCAACACCAGCACCACGATAGGTTGAACCAGTTCTGGTTTTAGTATGTGCTGCACTAGAAGTTTTATCACCACCTTCCATTTTGCGAGCAACACCTAATGCACCCTTAGCAACTTTTCTTGCTCCTTTAGAGACTGCTGAGCTGACGGCACTCTTAGCACCACGAACTTTACTTGCAAGTTTTTGTCTTGCTAACCTCCCAACCGCTTTAACTAAATTACCTCTTTTTTTTTCTCTCGAAGAAGTGTCATGTCCATAAGTTACCTTTGCTTCAGTTAAAGCAAATTCAAGTGCTTCTTCAATATCATCTTCATCATATCCTTCTTCGATAAGTTCATCATAAACACTCTCTACAATATAATCAACTTCATCAACCTCCACCATTTCAAGTATAGTTCCACCCATATTTTCTACGGATTCTTTGAAATCGGGATTGATTGTAATCTTATTGTTTACTTTTTTTTCCTTGACTTCTTTTTGTGCCTCAACATCATCCATTACTTCAGAAAGATCTTGTCTCCAGTTAGAGAAAGACTCTTTCATTTTTTTCTTTGAAATCGCAGCACCACGAACTTTTCTACGATTCAGAAGATACTTATCGGACTTATCACTATCACCATCATTATCAATATCTTTATCTTCACGACCAACGGGATCAAGTGCTTCTTTCACCTTCTCACGTTTTGCTTTTGCCTTAGCAAGCAGTCTCTCTCTTGCAGCATCTTGCTCTGACTTGGGAATAGCAGTTACAGCACCAAGTCTTTCTGCAGGTTTACCAGGAACTGCAGATTCAGCAACATTCTCCAAATAAACCTTGGAGATATCGTTAAGGATGTTCATCGACATGAGTATAAGTGTGTTACTTCTTGATCTTATACTTATTTATGAAATTCTTAATACCACTATAAGGTTTTGCTCCTGGTTGAAGATTCATTTTATCACCTTTTTCAAATCCAGGAGTCATATCAGAAGCATACTTAAAGTATCCAGTGGTTCCAACAAGAGTGTTTGGTTTTCCAGGTTCTCTATATTTTCTATCCATCTTAACTTCAGTATATTCCATCACATCTTTGATCCAGGACTTAAACATAAATCCTTCTTCACTCACACAAATAAGGTGATTTGCCCCTCTACGGATAATCTCACCAACCAATCCAGTATTTAAGTTCTCTACAATATCACCAATCTTAAAGATTTGCTTAGTGATATAATGCTCACGAAGATTGCGCATATCAAACTTAGGAGCAATCTCCCAGAGAGCATATCCTTCCTTCTGAACTTTAGATTTCTTTGCTCCCATCCCTTGACGAACTGCATCGAATAGAGAACGAGCATCACCATCATCAAGAGTCTTGGGAGTTCCTTTACGGAATGACTCAAAATCATCATCCATCACAGCCTTTCTCATCTTGGAAGCAGACATTCCTGATACACCTTCAGCATCAGCATCACGAACACCAGCAGAAACAACACGAATCAAATCAAAGTCATAAAGATCCCCATTATATTTCTGGGCAAGATTCTCAAACTCTGCTTGACGATCTGAACCTACAACGATATTTACGTTCGAATATCCTGATTCTGATGCTGCAACCAGTACATTAAAAATTGATTTCATCTCAGCATCATTAATAATGTTCTCTTCAAAATCAGGGAACATCTTCTTCATAAACGAAATCTTCATATCAGGATCCAGTGGATTCTTTTTCGGATCCTGAGTTCTTGAAGGATAAATCTTAAGATCTCCACCAACAGAAACCTTATCGGCAGACTTTAAAAGTTTTTCATGTCCTACTGTAGGTGGATTGAAACGACCAAATACAACAGTCAAAGTATCACTTTCAGAACCTGTTTCTCCCGTTTCCTCTGGTGGTTTTGATTCTGGTTTTTGTGTAGGAGTTGGTTGTGTCTTTGCCTGAGGTTTTGTGGGAGTTCCTGCCTTTGCTTTTGCCGGATTAGGGACATCTCTCTGCCCTACCTTTTCCCCCTTATCATAAAACTTGAGTTTTCCTTCTTCAGTTTTCGCAACAAACTCTCCACGGGAATCATACCATCCCCCGTGGCCATCACTTTTGAGATTTAGTTTCTTTGCTTGCAATGATGCCTGAGATTGACTTGCCTCAGTTAGAAATCGGAAAAAACTCTTCATGGTTTGTCTTGATATACTTATATTTATTCTAATTTAATATATGGGGCAGAATAAGTTGCCTGAGAACTTGCATACAAATAAAAGTCTTTTACAACTTCGTGCTGAGTATCTTTTTTAGCATTCTCAATCGTTGTCAAAAGTTTCATTACAAGATACTTTGAATAACGATATTTATTTGATTTCATTTGTATTGTGGAAGCAGTTTCATCTAACTGATTCTGCTTGACGAGTCCATATTGAACCATCATCTTGGCAATGTCTTTAGAATGAGAATCTGAATTTTGTTCTGCTAATCTTGCAGATACATTCGATTCTGGCAATTGATCTAAACCATGCCTCTTCAGAATAAAGTTGATAGGTCCAAGAGAAATCTTTCCTTGGTTAGCAGAAGCTCCTTTTATTTCTCCCTGCCATCCAGTCAAAGATGTTTCTCCACCAAAACTTCTAAACTGAATTTTTTCAGTATTAGCAGTTCCCCATTGAATATAACCGTCCATAGCATCCATATTTGTTGTTGTCCCCCTAAACTCAGCAGTTACTATCTTTTTATCTGTAGGAAAATTCTTCTTAGAGATTTTAGCAGTTCCTGTTATTTTCTTTAGAGATACTCCAATGAGTTGATTACTTTGAATATACTCAAACATCTTTTCATTGAGTCCTTTCAAAGTCTTTTCCGATTGCAATTCCGAGACATTAAATCCATTTCCTACCATGTAGATGTCAGCAGGACTCCACTTGTTCAAATTACCAAAAGCACCCTCTGATCTGTTAATGGAAGTAAAAGTTTTTTCGATAGCATCAACAGTCTTGGATCCTCTATGAAAAGTAAATTTTCCTTTATCCTTATATTGTCTGAATAAAGCATTTGCCCCAGCAATTGAAGAATTGATCCAATCATCTGGTAAGTTATTGATCATACTCTCAAACTTTTCATCAGTATCTGCTGTAGTAAGTGCCTTCTGAAAGTTTTCTTTGGTTACATCAGCATTTGTAATTTCTCTCTTCAAAACATTAAATGCCAGAGCAGCATAAAGTGCTTGGGAAGATTCAGCAAGTTTAGTAAGTGCTGCTCCTGCTCCAGAACCTCCCCCTGCTCCTTTTTTATAGATCAATTTAATGATAGAGTTTGATAATGAAATTTTTGTGACAGGAAAAGAAGACTCACTTTTATCTACTTCGTTCACATATTTAATTCTTCTCTTTTTTAGTTCTTGAGATATCTTATCTTGAACTTCTGCTCTTTGAGAAGCAACCACACGAATCTTATCTACTTTCGCACCAGCTTTGACAACCTTAGTTTCGTATCCTTTAAGTACAGAATTTACTGCTAATAGTACTTCAGAATCCGACATTATGGATAATTTATCGTTCTCTTATATTTAGAAATGGAGAATAGGAGACTCGAACTCCTGACCTCCTGAATGCAAATCAGGCGCACTACCAACTGTGCTAATTCCCCAAGAAAATCCCCGTAGGGATTATTTATCAGTCACCAAGAAGTGACTCAAGATTCTCATCAAGTTGCTGAATGACATTACGAATATCAACCACACGAGGAGGAACACTCAACGCATCATAAGTATATCCTTTTTGAGAATCAAACAGAACTTGACGAACTGCTGCTGCAGAACGAGTATCCAGTTTAAGTGTTACTTTACTCACAGGTCTCCCTCCACACGATTTTCAGAACGTTCAATAGTAAAAGCACCTTCAGGATAACGGGCACTTAGTTTTTCAAAATTCATTTGAATTACTTCTTCTAGAGAAATATCAAGTCCAAGACAAGCTTGAGAAACATACCACATAATATCTCCAAGTTCACGTTTCAGGTGAAAAAGATTTTCTTCATTAACAGGTTTACCCTGAAAGACAATCTTCTTAATAATCTCAGTGAATTCACCTGCCTCAGCAGACATTCCTACAGCAGCAGTAAGCAGTCGCTCAGTAGGAAATCCTTGGATCTTAAGATCATTCAGTCGGTCAGCAAACTCAGAAAATTCTTTACTGGGTTTGGAAGTTGTGGTATCAACGAACTCCACATACTTGTTAAGATCAATAGTCATACGATAAAAGGTTCTAATTCCGATTGAGGTAAAATTTGTTGTGCTGGAAGTTGTAAATCATCATCCAGTCTTACATGAGGAACATTAACTGTCTCTGGATTGATATGTTTAACCTGACGATAGGTTCTGGTTGAGTCAAACTCAACCAACATTATAGCATCTCGGATACTTGCACAGTCGGCAATTTTTTTACCGTTCTTGTCAAATACCGAATAGTAGTTCAAAACTTAAATCCCTCAAATGATTTCTTTGGTTTTCTGTCTTCAAAATCATACTCCTCTTCTTGTTTATTGTCAAGGATATCATTCTGAGCAGACTGTTCACAATCATAAAGACGCATCTTTGCCCTGTCAATACCGACGACAAATCTCTTATGAATGGTAGGATCGTTATAACGATTCTTAAGTTGCTTCACAAGAATCTGCCCAAGTTCTTCCAGTTCTTCTGTAGAAATCAAAGCAAACATTAAGTCTGCAGTCGCAGGAAGACCAAAGGATTCCGAAGTATCAGTCAGTTCTACATCAGAAGAACCGTAGCCACTACGAGTAGTTTGAGTAGCACTGACGATTGGAACATTGAACTCAACAGCAAGACCACGAAGTTCCTCTGCAATTGCCTTGATATAAGAATAAGAGTTAACGGAAAGGTTTCCTTTGTATCGTGAAGATGCGCAGATGTTCAGGTAATCGATAAAGATAATATCTGGACGGAAAGACTTCTTCAAAGCAAGTTCATTCAGAAGAGACTTGAAGTGTCCTGAGTGAGCAGAAGCAGTGGGATACTCTTTAATGATCAGAGTTCCCTGAGTTTTCTTTGCAAGATTATTTACCTTACTCTCAAACATTTGCT